ACCCAAACGCATTAGACAGGTATGTTTATACTTCGCTTCTAAGGACGTTTACAGATAAGAGTGGTATGTTTTATCGCTCTTATCTTAAGCCGTTGAGAGAACCCGTTGAAATAGATGACACACCCGCCAAAGGTTACGACTCCATAGCGATGCATACAATATTACTCAAGCTAGAGAATGAAGGGTATAATTTAGAGGTGAAGGTATTCAAGGAATGCTATTTGTTAGGTCGGTCGGAGTTGTCTTTTTCGAAACGGTCGGGTACTGATTATAGGGTTATTAGAAAAATGTGTAAATTTGTTAAAGACGAAATAAAAAAAAGATATGAATTGGATTAAAGTAGAAGATAGGATGCCAGATTGCTATATCGTTGTAATTGCAGCTTTTGTAGGTTGGAATGATATAGTTTTTATTAGAGTTCTAGATTATGACCCGACTCATAATGAATGGAGCGACCATGAAGGAGAGATTTACACAACTGTAACTCACTGGGCAGTTATTGAAAAACCTAAAAATTAGGGTATGAAAAAGAATGACAAAGCGGATAAAAGAATAAGACTTGTTAAAAAAGCAAGAAAACATTACATATACTTCCTAGGGTTTACAAATCCTAAAAACAGTAACTTTGAAGATCCAATATGTTTTAACGGGGAGCTTTTAAAGATTTTGGATACCTCACTAAAAAGATATAACCACCTAAAAAATAAGATATGTTATTGAATTGGATTAAGGTAGAAGATAGGTTGCCAGAAGATCAGGAAGTTGTACTTGCGTTTTTTGACGGGTTTTATGATGTTCTTCAATACTTGCGCGGTGATTGGTATGTACTCAGCACAGGCACTACTGTAAGAAAAGATGGAGTGACACACTGGATACCGTTACCAGCAAAACCTAAAAATTAAGATATGTTATTGAATTGGATTAGTTTAGAATTAGACATTACAGCAGCGTTAACCGTTTGGTTCGCGGTGTTTATTATCAACATGAAGTTTGCGTTAGGTCATTGGATGCGTAGGCTTCTGAGAATCAAACAGACGAAAGGAATTAAATTATTAGACTGCTTGCCGTGTCAATCGTTTTGGGTTGCTTTGGCGGTGACGTTTAATCCCGTTGTGGCTATGGCGGTTTATTTCATGGCTGTTTTAAGTGTAAAGAAATAGATATTGAAGAGTAATCATAAAACTTTGCGGTCAGGGTTTAGTGACTGCCCGAATGGGAGCGGTTTTCAGCGGTTCAACTCCGTTTTTTTTAATTAAGTATAAAGAAATAGATATGGAAGATAGATTATTGGAAGCGACATTGCCTGATGGTCGAATAGTTGGTGTTAAGTACACTCATTTAGAATGTTATGAAACTCATTTTTTAGTTTATCATGGTGATTTGTTTAAAGCTTCTTTTGATGTTAAGACAACGATTATTGATGTTACAGTAGCGAGATTAAAAAAGAAAGTTTTGCCAGAGGTTGATAAATCAAAAATTGAAAAATTTACAAAGAAATGATTAGAGTAAAAAATATTGAAAGCTTAAACGCTATTCGTGAAAAGTGTAAGTCTGGACATACAGATTTTAACGATGCAGAACTAACACATCTTAACTTGGTGTTTATCGAGCTGCAAAAGTCATACGGGAAAAGATATGTGCGTCCGTTGGATAGGTCATGTTCGTCTTGTGTACTTAGGTTTATGAGTTCGGTTAGGAATTATATCATTATTGAGGAGCTTCATAGTGAGGTTACTAATGAGTTTAATGCAAGACCAGATGATATACTTAACCCTAAACACGTTAGGTTATTGGATGTTTTACCAGAGTATAACGATAATACAGTAACGATCAGCTCAGGTGAAGTGGAAATCGAACAGGATGAAAATGAAAAATTAACTCTTCCAGAGTTAAGAGCTAAGTATCCAGATGTTAAGGCTAGGAGCAAAGAGAAGTTTTTGAGGTTGTTGAACGAAAGTAAATAGATATGGAAATTAAAAGAAAAGTTTACCTGATCTATTACAAAGGTGAAATTGTAGACGAGGTTGTAGCGGTAAGCGAACAAGATGCTTTGTATCAGTATGGGGTTAGAGAGTTTACTAAAGTTTTTAAGGCAGTTAGAAATTAATAGATATGAAGGTTACAGAATTACAAAGATGCTTTGGCAAGCTAGTTGAGGATAAAGATTATCAAGATGGGATGGAGTTTCGCTTTGTGTCATACATGAGTGGTGATGATGAGTTTATTTATGTGGGATTGACAAAAGAAGGGGTTAGATTCTTTCTATCGTTCGTGTTAAAAGTTGGTGTTGATTTGATCGGGTCATTTAAAATAGATGATTATTTTGATGATGATTTTACCCTGTTTGATTGTCACAAGTTTTTAAATCAAGAATGTGAGGGAGTCTGTATTTTTAGGTATTATCCTAGTGCGGAAAATTCAACTTTTGGAAAAGATAGAGTAATTAAAAATGAAAGCTCTGATTTTCTTGAAGGATTCTATAAGTGGATAGAAAAGTATGAGTATAAACAAATACACAAGAAACTTGATTTATGGATATCTAAATCACAGGAAAACATACCGTTATCTTACGATGAGATTTACAGTTTGTATAAGTATAACTACTTAAATTAATAGATATGCACCCAACAAGGATATTTAAAACGTCAGATGATTTGTTAGAAGCTTGGAATAAGTATAAGAATAAGCTGATAAAAGATAGTAAGAAGTGGGAAAAGGTTCAGTATGTTGGCAAGGACGGTAAGAGAGTAACGGACTACCCTAAAGTGCCTTTGACGCTTGCGGGGTTTGAGGTTTATTGTTATGATAATTACGGTTGTGTTGGTCAGTATTTTGATAATAAGGATGAACTATACATCGACTTCGTTGCCATCTGCTCGCGTATACGTAAAGAAATCCGTGCTGATCAAATCGCTGGCGGGCTGCTAGGGTTCTATAATCCAAGCATTACACAGCGTCTTAACGGCTTAACGGACAAGAAAGAGTTAGACCACAAAGGGAGCGTTAGTATACCTACCGTTCCAGATATAGGAGATAGAAAGAAATAAACTAGATAGATATGAATCAAGAACAAGCTAAAAAGCTAGAGAAGGGAAGCCGTATTTTATACGCTGGATCAATATTTGAAGTGGCTGTCGTTAAGCCGTTTCCGCATGGCAATATGATCGGAATATATGATGAACCGCCAAGTAAACACGTAGATTACATCCAGCCAAGCAATGCAAATGTTATCTATGATTGCCATGCATGTATTGGTAATGGTTGCGAAGTATGTAGTGGATGTGGGGAGATAATTTGGTAATTAGAATTAACAATAAGTGAGTAACAAATTCCTATATACAAGAGCGTATCACAAGATATTAGAACTCATCGAATCAAACCCTGAGGAAGATGTGTTTGTTATTTGTGGTGGACAAGGGGCGTCTAAAACGGTGTCAATTGTCCAGCTCTTTATACAGTCGTTAGCAAGCTCAACTAAGGAAGCTGCTGTATTATCTTCGGAGCTATCCAAGATGAAGAAGACGGTAGTACGTGACTACAAGAAGATATGTATGGACTGGGGCGTGATGAGATCGGAACAGGATTTTAACCGATCAGAAAGCAAACACGAGTACAATAACGGCAGTTACATTGATTTCCTTGGTGCAGATACTACCGATTTAGGAAAGGGGTTTAGGCGTGACCTATTGTATATAAATGAGGCGGATCGTATGGAGGTTGACACGGCTGTTCAATTCATATCTAGGGCAGGATTAACGGTAATAGATTACAACCCAGATAGAGTGTTTTGGGGAGATGACTACATCAACGAGAATAACTATCTACGATTAACGTTTGAAGATAACGAGTACCTTTCTAAGAGTGAGGTTAAATCCATATTAGACTATAAGGATAAGGGCTTCTATGATCCAAGTTTACCAGTTGAAGAGCTATTCGACGAAGGTAATATCAAGTCTAAATATTGGGCTAATAAATGGAAGGTTTACGGTCTTGGTTTAATCGGTGAGCTTGACGGGGTTATCCTTGGTAACTGGCAGGAGATACCCGAAGTGCCCGCCAATGCTAAGT